CGCATTCTTCAAATGTCATTTATATATAAATTCCCAAGCATTTATAACGCCTTGTCCAATCTGCAAGATTCGATTAATTATAAATTCAACAAATCGGATATTGTCCAAGAGACAGGTTATGCAACAGACAAGGTAATGAGCCAGAAGGCGGTAAGTGATAAACTCGGCGACTTAAAACATGGTGATATAATAGACGGCACAAATAATAATACATTTTTTAAAAAATCAGCTTTTACAGAAGTTGTTGGTGCACCTACTATAAGAGCAAATTATTATTTTGGGAGAGGTTTAGATGAAGAACCAGACCATGTTCCTGACGAGCAAAATGCCTGTAAATACGAGACAACTCGCTTATCTACAGACAAACCTTTGTATATATATCTTGAAGGTTGTAGTTCTGCTAATGCTAATTACAGGTCGTGGGCAGTATTCTACGGTGATAACAATGAGATTGTAAGTGAAGGAGTTTGCGATGGAGATAAAGTATTGTCATTGCCTTATGCTGGTAAGTACACAATACTAGCTGTATGCAAACGCATTCTTCAAATGTCATTTATATATAAATTCCCAAGCATTTATAACGCCTTGTCCAATCTGCAAGATTCGATTAAGGCTCGTCCTCTGTCTTTAATTACAGGTAAAACTTTTTGGACGATATTTGATAGCCTTGGACATAATACGTGGCAGCAACATTTTGTTGATATTAGTGGAGCTATTTTCCATTTTGATTTGAATACAAATTCAAAAAAGCCAATTTCTTTTGGCGGAACAAACTCTTTGCCTTCTTGTGATGATTCTACTCAGCCTAGAGCAATGAATTTAGTTTCATATAAAAATAACTATCCAATCGATTACGTTTTTATTGAAAATATAAACGATAGGGGATATGGAAATTTTGGAAAAATAGAAGATACTCCATTTATGCGAACTCAGAAGGTCAGATACACCAACGGTGAAATTTTTAATGACCACGATGAGGCTTTATCTTACTTTCAAAATCACAGAAACGAAATTATTTCAACTGTGAGTGAAAAGAGGCTAGGAACAATAATATCTATACCTTATCAAAGTGGTAGTTCGATACGAGGAAGCAAGGTCAAGTTTCTTACAAAACCAACATCAGAGGATGATGTAGTCATTAATATAAATGGTTCGTATTCTATTCATGTAGTTCCATCTATGACAATACAAGATATTGTTGATGAATTTACTAAATACTCTTATGGTCAAGGTTGGAGCGATGTTGACAATGGAGATGGTTCTATTAGTATATTCTACTATACAGAAACTAGTAAAAGAGCTACTTTTGATGGAGGGAGCACTGGGGTTACTGCTGAGATTACCGATGCAACAGGTTCTGGTAGTGTTAACATTCATTATATTGGTGAAAGCATTGATGAAGTAAATTGGAATAATGCAGATAATTGGATTGAATGGGTTTCTCTGTTTTCGATTTATAAAGGTTTGATAGAATATCTGCAAACGGAATTACCTCAAGCAAAATTATATTGGGTTGCACCTTTTTCGGTTGGCATTGATTTCGCTTCAAATACATACAAAAAAGCTGATGGAACTTGGTCTCAGGACAAATATCTAAATAGTGATTTATATAAAAAAAATCGTAAACTATATGAAGTACAAAAAACTGTATGTGAACACTATAATATTCCATTCTTGGATTTGGATTCACTAAGTGGAATGAGCATTTTGAATATAGAAACTTTCTTCTATACGAATAACGTACACCCCAAAGAAAATGGCTATAACAGATATGCCGAGACGATATTAACTATGATACAAAAATAATATATAAAAAGAATAGAATTTATAGATTAACTAACCACCTCTCCTTGGTGACAGCAGGGAGAGGGTAAAGATTGAAGAATATGAAATAGAATTAAGATTGATAAAAGTGGATTATACTTAGTGCAAACAAAAGTATGGTTTTTGTTGGAAACAATTGCTACTTGCAAATATCTTCACGTATCTCTTCGTAGTTAGCACGCAGTATATTTGCAAGTCTCAGTCTAGAACTCTAAGTCGCTGACTTCAAATAAAAAAAAATGGTGAGTCGAAAGATTCACCCTTTTCTTATACAGAAAGCCTGCACCAATCCACCAAGCAAATATCATGCCTCCTCCCTATACATATTAACAATACATCTTGAAGAACTTCTCGCATAAACTTCCCATCATATAACATGGTTCCTCGCTCAGCATATCAATTCCATCCTGCTCACAGATATGCGCTACCACATGAAGAAGCTCATGACCTATTGTGTTAATGATGCTGCCATCAGATTCACACTCCCCAATGGCAAGCACACTCCTTCTTTCTGATAGGTTGGAATAGGTAAGACCCCTATCTACACTCTCCTTGGTTAGATGTTCGTAGGCTTCCATTAAAGGATTTCCATTGCAGCCAATATCCGAAAGAGCATGGCATATCTCATCGGCATCAGGTGGCTGATAACCTATGAAACATACTATGCTCCAATCGTACTTCGGAAGTTGTATTACTCTTCTTATCATAACACATCTTCCCAAGGGATAGGTACACCATTATGGCAGCAGTCGGCATAGAATCGGTTGAAGATGAAACCATCCTTCTGGTCGGCATCATCCACCATGTCCTTGATAAACTGGGCTAACTGCTCCTCATCCTTGATGGAGGACTTGTAGAAGTCTGCCCTCGCCATATTCGCCACATATACATGGTCGTAGCCTATCTTATTCTTCACCTCTACACCCTGACCAAGCAGCAAGGCATCCACCTTCTCCTTATCCCAAAACGATACATTTACATAACGCTTGGAGGAAGGGTCATACTTGTACATCAGGCTCACCGCCCACTCGCACATCTTCTTACTGAAATGATAGCCATTGTATCTGAGATAGGCAACCATCGCCTCAGGTTTGAGGTCATACATATCCAATGGCATTCTGCATTTTCCCATATTACTGAACTGAATATTAAAGGGAGTCTGGTCACGACATAAATGTCGGTGCCAAAACTCCCAAGTTAAACACTAGCGACCGCCACCATTGTAGCCGCCACCACCTCTTTCACCATAGCGGTTCGGGTAGTTCCAATCATCATTGACGTTGTTGAATCTACGTCTGTTCTCACGCTCTTCACGTTCCTCACGTTCTCTTCTCCAATCGTCACGATAATCAGGCATACGCTCACCCATACGCTCCTGCTTCATCTTTTTCAGACAAGACATAGCCTTGCTGCCAAAACCAAGCATAGACTCGATGTTGTCATACAAATCATCGAACTTATCTTCTGTAATCTCAATCATTACCATAATCTTCTTACCTTTATTAGTTCTTACTGAGCTTCAAGGCATCAGACAGAAGAGATTTGATTTCGGATAGCGTACCCTTCACTCCGTTCATGTCAGATTTCAGGTTACTGATGTCCTGCTCTTGCTGCTTATCCTTGGCAATCTGAGGATTGAGTTTGGCTATTATTTCATCACATGATTCCACTACTGCCTTATTGTAGTCAACACTCTCCAAGATACCCTTGGCTTGCCTGAGCATGGAATCAACCTCTGCGCACATGGCATCACGGCTATCGCTGACAACTACACCATTAGTTCCTGAGTTGGCTATCTGAGCCGTGGATGGCAGTTTCTCGAAGTTGAGTTGCTGTTCTCCAACCTTCACCTTTACATCAACCGTTGTGTCGAAGTTCGGCACTTGATTCGGGATGTAAGTTGTCGGGAACTTCTGCTGAGGGTCACTTACCGATATAACCTGACCGATTCTGAGAGTCGGTTTTTCTCCTCCCTTGTCTAATATGTAAAAAAGGGAATTTTGTCTTAAACCTTGAAACATTTTCTTTCTCTTTTATAGGGGCAGACATTGCTATCTGCCCCATTGTTAATACTCTGTTAGCCACCAGTTGGTTGCTGAAACCCAAGCAGTCGGATTGTTCCGCTCTTCTTGTTGATATAAGCTAGAGCTTCCGTAGTGCTTGAAAGACCAGCTCCAGTTACAGCAGAACCAGTATGGTCTACCACGGAAGACTTAGTTGTGCCAGCCGTTGTTGTTCCACTTGTAGTTCCGCTAGTAGTGCTGATGGTTGTTGCACCATTGTGTGGCACTACAATCTTGACTGGAAGGTCTTCGCCAGCAGTTGGCACTCCCTGATGAATCTTTAGCAGTACGATACTCTCACAAGGTAAAGCCTTGTAGCAGCTAGGATTGATACCGAAGTCTACACTCTCGTTGGTTACTTGAAGTGCATTGGTCTTCAATTCATAGATACCGCCAATATCAACTCTCTTGATAGGATTCCGTCTCCTGACCATTGGGAATAATGGGCTGAAAGGATAGTTTAAAGGGAACATAGTTACCTCCTTTCCTTTAACAACCACAACCTACGGTTGATGCTGCGTTGGCTGCTGCTACATCACCAGCGTATGCTCCCATAGCAGCTGCTTGGAACACCTCTGGATTGTAAGTCTTCAACTGAGGATATGGTACAGATACGGTATTAGGCAACTTGCACTTGATGCCAGCTACCTCTGCTTGCAAGGCTGCAAGGGCAGCATTCACTGGAGTGATAATCTGTGCTTGGTATGCCTGCAAAGCCTGAGTCTGATGCTCGTTTGAAATCTGTGCTACAAGAGCACTATTCTTCTCACGAAGTGCATCAAGTTTGTCCTGCATTGCCTGAGTCTGCATCTGGTCGAGTTTACCCATCAAGGCAAGATGGTTAGACTGGTTGGTGTCACGCAACATTAAGGCGTTTGCATTGGCATTGTCGTTGATGGAATGAGTCTGATGACAGATAGCCAACTTATTCTCATAACCCTGAGTAGTGATGTTGTTGTTGGTCTGGCAGCAGCAGTTAGCAATCTGCTGAGCAATCTGCATATTACCCTGCTGCAAAGCATTGATTGTCTGCATACCGCTCATACCAACCTGATTACCTACATTCTGAACCTGAGAGGTCAAGGCAGAAATGGCACTCTGAATCTGACCTTCGGTGCAGTTCAACTGGGTAGCCAAATTGCTGAGTGCATTGCGGTTGCCACCGATGGCATCCATCAGGAGACCACGACCATAGTCATTGTTAATCTCGTTTGCGAGACCACCACGACCATTATTGCCGAAACCTCCCCAGCCGTTACCTCCCCAGCCCATGAGGAAGAAAAGGAAGATTACCCACATGAACCATCCACCTTCGCCACCGAAACCATTGTTTCCCTTCATGGCAAGAAGGACATTTGGGTCAACACCCTGCTTCTGGAGCAGAGGCGCAAGAAGACCGAGCATCCCATTATTAGATGTTGAGCCTTCGTTTCCGAATACATACGTTTTACTTTCCATATTATCCTGAATCTTTTGTTAAACATTAATTGATTAATACTACGTAACGTTACGAGCACAAAGTTACGAATAATATGGATAGAGATAGATAAACTCACAAAAGATTATATAAGTGCGTGATTATCAAAGATTTATGGTTACGGAAAAGGTCGTAAATATACAGGAGGGGCGATTGGGTCTCTCCTATATATAATAAGGTGTTGCTGTTGCTAGAGGTTTATGCCATACTTTCGTGATAGCTTGCGGAAGAAAGCCTTCTTGTTAGCAAAGTATCGGATGAGCGACTTATTCCACTTCTTTTCATGCCCGAACTGGTCGTGGATTCCTTCGGGTATCTTGCCATCGTGAACATACTTCTCGAAGGAAGAGATAGACTTGCCCATTTCGTGAGCGCACCATCCCTTGTTGGCTTGTGTATCATTCATCATGGCAGTAAGAAGTGCCACAAGTTCCATATCTCCTTCAGACAGACCGCAAGGGATAGGCTTGCCCTCTGCTTGGGCAACTGCTGATTCATGTGCCTTATCTGCGAGAGCACGAAGTCCAGCTTCGATGATGCTGTAATTTACTAATTGCGACATAAGCATATAAAATTAAAATGATTGTAATCAGGAACATATCACAATAATACATCTGATTTGTGATAACGATAGAGCCGAACATGATGTGTATTACGTTGACTCCTGCTGCATATAAGAGCGGTATTCTCCACTCCACGCACAATCTGTGCAGTACCTGACCTTTCCAAAGAGAAATCGGGTAAAGAATGTAAGTGATGAAGTAGAAGAACCAGATAGGTTCCTCGTTCTCTTCATACCACAGCGTTATCTCCATCTTGCTGTCGTAGAACTGAGATACACTATACCATCTGAAAAGCATGACCAATATAGGCGCATACTTGAAATAAAGCAAGTCCGTCTTAATCTAGCTGCGTTCAGGGAGTAACTTAGTTATCTCTCTAAACAAATTCCTGACCCGTTGGTCTTCGTCTTCTTCTTTTCTCATAAGCCATTGTTTTCTAAAAGTTTATATGATTGAGGTTCTTTTACTTATTTAATAAAAAATCTTAGAGGTGGCAAATATAATAATAAATTAGGAAATAGCTACATTTATACACAACTTTAAAAGTTAAACTTTATAAATACTTACAGATTGATAGATTCACACAAGAAAAAGGGGTAAAAAGTTTCAGATTGAAAGCAATTATCCCCCGAAAGCATAGCACTTTCAGGGGATAGTCATATATGTATTACTTCTTAGCCTTTGCCTTCTGGTTAGCCACAACTACCTTGTTAGCCTTCTCCAGCACGGAAAGAATCTTCTTTCTCAGGTCACGAATCTGCTTCATGTCCTCAGCGTTGTAGGCATCCTTGCCATCATCCAAGAAACCTTTCTTCAACTCGGAAATCTCCTGCTTGTCAAGGGAAATCTCGTCAATGGCATCAATGGCAGCCTTGTTGTTGTTGTAGTAGCCATCGCTCTGACTAGGAGCCGTATCAACCAAGAGGTCATAGGAAGTCTTGAATCCGTTCAGTTTGGTGTAGAGTTGTTTCAGCTTCAAGTCCTCGAAATCATCCTTCGGAGTAGCATGAGCCTTGTATATATCCTCGGCATTCAACTTGTGAGGTCTATACTCCTCCCCACTATCCTCAGCACGTTCCTTCTTCTTGTCTTCCTCATACTTCTTCACCTTCACATCATCCTGCTTGTACTTCTTATACTCCTCTGAGCCGTAGAACCGCTCCAGCATTGAGTAATCGCCATCCACCTTAGCTTGTTTCTTCAACTTGCTCAGGGTATTGGCTGCTCGGTCGTGATTCTCCTTCATATTCCAGAACTCATCACCTTGTTTCTTAGTAACCGGTCTATCATCAGGATTGCTGACGAACTTACTGAATAATGGAATATCAGCCACCTTAATTTCCTTCGGGTCATTGAGCGACTTGGTAAGCAAACCGAGCACCTGACTGCCCATGGTGTAAGCACCACCGAGATAAGAAGACAATACATGGTCAACCACAGCAGGGTTATTCAGATTGTATCTTGGGTCACCGAAAGCATCAATGCTGTTCTGCTGCACATTAGGATAGTCGTTTCCGATTGAGTTAACCATCTTGGATGCACGTACCAGCCAATCAGGAGTGCCCACGTATGCCTTTGTAAAGTTCGGGTCATACTTGTTATACTCTGTCTCCTTGAATAATGGCTTGCCAGTAAAGTCAACATTGAAAGCCAACTCGAAGACTGGACGGATAGGGTTCGGCATCAGACTGACCGCAATATTTCCGTCATATCCAGTCGGGTCGAGCGGAAGCATATCAACTACCTGACCGAGCAAGTCTTCTGCATACTGGCTCCAACTCTCTTCTGCCAACTCGCCACCCATCATCTTGGATGCAATCATATCGCCTATTCCATAGAAGGCACGGAACTCCTGAGCAAGAGGAATCTTTATATACTCATGAGTGAACGGAACCCACATGATAAGGTTGTTTCTTCTATCCCACTTGGTGAACTGCCAGTACTTATCATTATCATCATCACCACCCAACAGACTCATCAGGGCAGCGTTAACGATAGGAACCAGCACGCCACTCGCCAACCATGATGCAGTAACAGCCGTGAACTTGAAAGGATGATGCTTGGCAAGCGCACCCAAGGTCTGCAAACTCTGTACTGCTGGGTTGATGAATATATAGAGATTTCTAATCATCTGCCAGCCGTATTCGCCAGTACCCTTGCGGTTGAAGTTTAAGGTAACGTCCTTGGCATCATTAACCGCCTCACCAATAGAACGTCCATACTGAATAGAGGTCATGTAAACCGCAAATCGGTTACTATCCTCGATTGCTCTGTTCAGGAACTCTATACTATCCATGATGGTATGCCCTACCTTTACTGGGTTCGTCTTCCATCTATCCAAATCCTTCAAGTCATTCTTGAATTTCTTCTTCAAGTCTTCCACGTCAAGCGAAGATACAAATCCAGTCTCTCCACCATTCATCATGAAGTCATAGAACATCTTTTCCTTTGGAGTAGCGTTTCCGTTGTTTACCTTATCTCTCAACTTGCCGTTCTTATAGTCTCTCAGCATGAAACCGAGATTCCAAGAGGTAGCAAGATTCTTTCTGAGCAGATAGTTGTACTTTGCATCCTCACGGATAGCTGTAGATGCCAGCGTCATAGTCAGGTCTCGGAAGTAGTTGGAAGGGATGAAGAGAGGTGAAAGACTGGTATAGGCAGCAGCCATCTTTCTGCCCAACCAAGCAGCAGCCCTATCCAGTTTTCCGCTCTGAATCTCTCTTACTCGGTGTGCTCTAGTATTGTTCATAGCCTGAGCCAACTGAGGGTCACCATTCACGTAAATAACATATTCCTCGCCATCCTTCATCACTCGAACCTCATGCTCTCTCTCCTCGCTATGAGTCTGAGGATAGGCTATGTTCAATCCGTCTCTCTTCTGAGTAGCATCACCAGCCTGAGCCATCTGCTCCATCTTCTGCTCGAAAGCATCAATGGCAGCCTTCACCTGATTACTATTCATCTGAGAAGTAATCTGAGGTGTAGCAGGAATCCACTCTTCGTTTCCGTTGGCATCCGTACTCTTCACATACCAAGCCTTGCTCAGGGTCAGCAGGGAAGTAGGATGATTTTGAGCCAAGAGCATCAGGTGTTGCTTCACCCAGTTCTTGTTGTTCAGCAGGATTCCACTCTCTGCCATATTCTCGATGTAGGCGATAGGGTCATTGGCGATAGATGTACGTCCGTGTGCCGTCTTCAAGGTCTGATTGAACGCACCCTTGCCACCACCAACATAGTCCCATACTTGGTCGGCAGTAGTGCCATCCCAGCCACGAAGAGGAATATAATGGCTATACATATCACGCACGTACTGATAAGTATCTTTGCTCATCATGCCAGCCTTATATCCATCACGAAGAATCTTCTTTGTAGCCGCATTCGTTGCATCCCAGAGGTCGTGAGTCTCAGCTACATACTTACTCTCAATATCCTTTACCAGTTTGTGGGCAGCTTCCTCAAAGTCTGAGCCGTCAAAGAGAGCCGACAAGCCTGAGTAATCGTAGGCGATACCATTCTTATCATAACGATAGTCCATATAGGAAGGAGAATATTTCGTTCTGAGAGCATTATCTCTCTGTCTCCAAGTATTGAAATCCACTCTTCCAAACTCCAAATCGCTATCATTGGTAATACGGTTCATATCGCCCTTGTAAGTCTTGTATGCCGCACTTCTCTGAGCCACGTCCTCATAGTCAGCTTCCAGAGACTTCTTGAAAGCCATCTGAGCATCACGCTCCAAGCCATGCTTAGCCATCATGTAGATACGGACATTATCATAACTATCACCCAGTATCTTCTTCATCTGATGATAAGCCTTTCTTAATGGCTGCAAGAACTCATTGTTGTACTCCTCAAACTCGTTCTTTCCCTTGCCATGACTGCGGTTCTCGGCAGTATAGGCATCCTCAGCCATATTCAGGCGGTCAACACCCACTTCCTTCATGATAGCTTCCTGAGCCTTGCGGATAGCCAGCATACTATCTTGGAAAGCGATACGTTTGAGGACGGAGCCACGCTGCAACTCTCGGTTGAACTCTCCAAGGGCAGTATCATCACTCAGAAGATGCTGCTCGTAGGTTGGAGCAGTCTTCCACAGAGCCATCTGCTTTCGGTACTCGTCCACTCTCCTCAGGAAGTCAACGGCACTCTCGCCAGCGTTGCGTTGTGGGATGGTTGGTCGCTGGGCATCCTTTGGCAGATTGTTATCCTTCTTCCACTGGTTCAAGTCATGCTCAAACTGGTCGTAGCGCAAGGAGAATCGGGTATTACCCACGATATTAGCATTTTTCTCATCAAATATAACGTAGTTGTAATCGCCTTCCTTAGCACCGCCAAATATACTACCAGCCTTATACTTGATACCAGTGAAGCCAATAGAAGACAGGAACTTACTAACTGCACGACTAGCATCTACATCTTTCCACTTCTTTGTTCTTCTTAAAGCATACATTAGAAAATCATAGGCATTACCGCCAAATGAACCATCAAAAGAAAAACCACGCTTTTTAAAGTCGGCAAAATCTATTTTTAATCGCCTTAATTCTTTAATGATTGTATTCTTCTGTTTATCTGTCAAAGGAGCATCCCAATCAAGATAATCTCCATTATCATCAGGAATATCCACATCATAAAGATAAGCAATATTATCAGGAACAGCTATTTCCTCATTCTTCTTTGCAAGAATATTGCTAAGTTCCCTTAAATCATCATCATCAGGGAACATTTCTATAACAGAAGGAAGGTCTTTTCTCATAGCATCCAATCCCTTGTTTACATCTTTATATTTATAGATATATTGTCTTACCATATCTTTGTTATTGGCAGACATATCTGTCACAAATTCAAAACCGCCATTATCTTTCCTTATCTTGGCACGTCTTGTGTAGTCCTCAGCAATATCCTTAGAGTTGGTAACATAACCACCCCAGCCAAATGCTTGTGAACCTTCGCCTTCACCCATGTGGCTGAAATCAAACTTGTTAAACTTAGCACCAGTACCATGATAGGTACGGATGCTAAACTTAGGGTCTGAGCCAGTAAGCAGAGGAGCAATCACATGTTCCGTCAACTGGGTAGGGATTCCGTTGCCGATGATGGTATGGCTCAGATTCTCGGAGAATGGCATCTTGTAATCATCGCTAACTCCTGATACTCTAGCGAGCACTCTACCCAAGGCACGATATACCTTGCCATCAGGCATCACAATCACGTCACCACTCTTCGTTCTGAGTGTTGGCAGCAGTTCGTCAGCAAAGGCATGAGGAATCTTGCCATCAGCATAAGCACTACCCATCACGTATAATGGCTTGTCAATGTTTCTCCAGTCAATACCATCAGCCTTCAAGCGAATATCCATCCAAGGAGCCACGCCATTCTTCTTCTCGGTCAGGGTCGGGATAATATCAGCCACAGCTTCATACCATCCACTCTTGTGCGCCATCTTCTCAGGCTTGGCAGGGAGTTTGCCATCACGAACCGCACGAACAATCAATCTCTCTCGGTTGGTGTAGCCGCCATAGTCAGCAGCATTATACACATCTGCATCCCAAGTATAGCCGTTGGCATCCAGAGCATCGGTGATAGTCTTCATCGCTTCGGAATCCTTATATCCCTTCACGTTCTCAATGGTCACCACCTTTGGCTTGATAGCATTGATGAACTCGGCAGTGCTAGCAGCAGTCTCCTTGTCAAGTTCCACCTCAGCATGGTTACTCTTTGCCTGAGAGTAGTTCTTGCAGACTGGGCTGGCATGGAAGTACTCCACCTCGCCATCTATCTGTTTCACCAACTCCTTAGGGTCAACATCACGAACATCAGCAGTAACGATGTGCTGCCCGAAGTTATTGCGATAAACACCGCTTATCTTCTCGTCATACTCTACTGCCACCACTGGGTCGATGATACCCTTCAAGCCTTCCTCAACAAGACCGCCACCGCTAAAGTAGGTTCCAGCCTTAATGAGAGTGCCATCCTTCAGGGAGAACTTAGGTTCCTCGCCAGCAATCTCTGCCTTGCGGTTCTCGCCCAGAGCCTGAGCAATATGAATCATCTTCTTGTTAGCCATCTTCCAGCCGCTCGGCATATCCTCAATAGCAGTCTTGATAGCATCATCCACCTCATCAGGAGTGTTCAGACTCTTCAAATCCTCAGCCATATCTGCCGCCCCACTCTCCTTTCCGTCAGCCATATCACGGAGAGAGAAGGACACATCGCCCACGCCCAAGAAAATCTGGTCTTTACGAGCCACATCCTCAGTAGATTCAGCGAGAGTTTTTCTTCTCTCCTCAGGAGTCATGTTCATTCTTTCCTGCACATTTCTTGCCTCCACCTCGCCAGCAAGTGACTTGTAGCTATTGAAATCATCATTCTTCATGTAGGCATCATAAAGACCTCTGTTCTTCTCTATGAGAGCCTTCGCCTCATCTTCCTTACCTTCTGCTCGTAGCTGCTTAATCTGTTTTGTGACCTCATTAAACCTCTTCTTGACTTCACCTCTAATAGTTGTAGGACTACCTCCAGTGGCAAATCCCTCAATACCTTGAATAGCATGCTGAATCTCGTGATTCAATATGTCATTCATATATTTCAACTCATCAGCATGAATGGTTATGGTGTTGGTTTTTGAATCATATTCACCATGTGAAGGCATATCGTTCATAATGGCATCCGTATCAATACGAACACCCTTCAACTGAGGATAAGCCTTAAATAATTCAGGTGCATCAATCACATCAAATAGTTTGCCGCCATTCCAGAGCATATCATCCTCGTAACGCTTAACGATGTGTCCACCGCCTACGTCCATCGTGTCCTTTATCTTGGCATCAGGCATTTCGTATCTCCACTTGCCATCAGCACCACGCTCCCAGCCAGTAGCCATCTTGATAGCCTTGGCATCCTTCTTCTTCTCTTCCATCTTGCGAGCCACAGAGAGGTTATCCATACGGAAAGTACGCTCCTCTGCCTTGTCAGCAGCAGCCGCACCACGCTCGCCAGCGAGAGAGAAACGGATATTGTCGCTACTATTGATAGCATCCATAGTAACCTTCTGTCTATCCTCAGCATTTCCACGCTCATAACTGCTCACATCAATGCCAGCCTTCTTCAAGGCATCTATAACATCACTTGGAGTATCGCTAGGAACGATAGCCTTCTCAAACTCATCAAGTCCGTAAGGTCTCATAAACTTGGTTTCAAAATAGAACACCTTATAGTCTTTCTTGATTGTATCAAGCAACTTATTGTATCTATCCATCCACTCATCAGATACCTCAATATTATAAGCCTTCTTCAAATACTCCTTTTCATTTCCCTTATGGTCAGTAAGTTCAACCATACGAGAAACACCGCTATCATCAAACGCATATCTGTTATTAGAGCCAACACGGATTTCATCAGACAATTCCAAGAACTCCTTGGTAATCTTGTCTTTTATCTGATTATGTCTCTCATCGCCAAAAGGAATCAACTTATCCTTGGCATTCTTCATGGCAGCAAGCGTATTAACCTCAGGAGAGTTCTTTGCTATGAACACACCAAGTTCTGAGCCGAAGGCAGTATAGCCGCCAGCCACACCCTGTTTCTTCATGAGCTTCACAGCATTTTCTATAGTATTAGGGATATACTTAGGCTTACCGCTAGGTGTAGTGCCATTATAAAGCATTTCCTCAACACCATATTCCTCTGTCTTCTTATCCAGCCAAGATGGGAAATCATCAGATAACTTCTTATTATCCTCCACCTTCTTCTTTGCAGTCCCCATCGTGTCGTGAACATCTACCTTTCCATTCTTTCTGTTATTGCGAACCACATCATTCACGAAATCAGCAGCGATATAGAAGTTCTCCACGCCTTCAAGTTCTTCAAGACGTTTCTTCTTCAAAGCAACAAGCAAATGATTACCCTGCTTTTCTGCACTTGCGATACGAGCCTTCAATTTCTCACGTTGAGCATCTACGTCATTATCCTTGCCAGTAGCCTTATTCATCAGTTGAATCAGTTCTGCTACCTCTTTATCAGTATAATCTGTTTTGTTGCCATTATCTGAGATACGCATCACCTCGTTGGTAATGTCGTTGTCATACTTGCCAGTCTGATAGATAGTTTCAGGATTCATGCCATTATCAAACAAGTAGTGCCAGTACAATCCGTCACGAACATCGCCACTTGACAAATATCCCTTCCAGCTTTCTCTTACATTGGAATAGATACCATTATCAACATCACCAAGTTTCACGTTCATGTCGGTATTGAAAGCCTTCTCGCCCTGCTTATTCATGATTCTCTCCACCTGAGGATAGGTAGGTGTCCAAGCATCAGCCGTGAAGGTTCCAGCATTCTTGCCTGTTCTCTTAGCCAGCTTCTCAGCCTTAGGAATCAGGGTAATCTCTCCATAATCAGAGTATATTCCGTTCTTGGAGTCAACAACACCCATAGAAGGAGCAGCAAAACCGCCCTGCTTGATAGCCTTTCTTAACTTGTTAACGCTGATGTTATGCATACCAAACATAGTTTTTTCGTCCTTCAATGAAAACTTTTCGCCATTTCCCTTGGTAGTTTCAGAAGAATTGTCTATCTTTGCAGCAGAGCTGAGCGGAGGAGTGGAAAGGCTTTCCACCTTATCATCTTTAGGAGTTAACATAATGAGTTCGCCGCCATTTCGTTCAGCTTGTCTTTTTATTCTCCCAAGATTTCTTTCATCAAGTGTATACCAACCAACAACTTCAACATTATCCTTGTTGTCGTTTACTTCCAACACGGTGATAGGACTTTTTTCATCCAACTTGATTGCAACCCAATGGTTAGGCTTCTTTGTTGGCTGTGTATGCCCTACCAAATCTGTATTGTATAAAGCATCATTCAATACCTTTTTGCTTTCAGCAGGAGTAAACTTGTGAGCATTCCAATTCTTCTCAAAAATATTCTTCTTGATAACAATAGGCTTTCCGTTTGCTCCTATAGCAGCATCCACATTCTTTGGTATAGCAGGAAGCTCTACATTACGAAAGGCACTAGTGAAGTCTTCATCCGTCAATTCATCAACTGACTTAATCTTATCCAGTTTCAAAGTACCATCCTGATTCAGAGGATTCCCCTGATTATCCTTAAACGAGAACTTTACTTTAGCATAGTCTGCAAATGGTTTTAGCTTACGATTGCTCGTATCAAGCCACTTGTCGAACTCATCCTTACTTGTTCCAGTAATATTTCCAAGACCTTTCCAACCATCGCTATAGTTGGCGAGATAAGCCTTTTTGGCATCGTCCATGGAGTCATAACCATACATTACCTTATGCTCATCAAACGAGCCATCAGGATTCACTTGGTCAACGACAAACACATCACCATTCCAATTATCAAGGTCTGCTTTGTCATTGATGAACATATCCAGATGGTCACCATCCTTTCCAAACTTGCAACGGATATAGCCATAGGTATCGTGCATGGTTACTTTCCACTCCTTGCCATCGGCATCCTTACCTGAGCGAGTTGAACCCTTTGGATTCTCTATAGTATAATCGTAGCCACCGAACTTGATGTGTCCCTTCTTGTAGTTGCCACTCTCTTTCTGTGCGTCAGATGGATTGGTTTCTGTTTCTTCAATAGCAGACTTCAAACGGAGAGAGAACTTTGTATGCTCTGTAATCTGAGCATTGTTCTCGTCAAAGATAACATAGTTCATCTTGCCTTCCTTGTTGCCGCCAGCATTACGCTGAGCGATAACCTTCACACCGACAAAGCCAGCCTTGGAGAGAAATTCGCTTGCAGCCTTGTCGCTACCAAGTGCATTCGTTAAGTCACGATACAACTCCTTGCCAGTAGTCAAAGACGGTTCAAGCCAAACCTCATGTTCGTTACCATCAATCTTGTAAGTATCATACATACCAACCTTCTTGTACTCCCAGCCATCAGCCTTGAATACCTTTGGCAGACGCATAATCTTGGCAGCACCTAAAGGCTCATCCCAACCGATGTAGTTGCGACCAGTATCATCAGGAATATCAACAGAGTAGAGATTACGCTTTGGCTTTTCTATAGAGTCAAGTTTCTTCTTGGCTTCATCCATAAGTTTATAAGCTTCCTTTTGCTTTAACTTGTACTCTTCGATACGCTCACGCTCTTCCTTGATGTTTTTTTCACCTCTCTCCACTCTTTGCTCATACACTTCTACCCAATGCTGAATGCCCTTTTCTTTGTACATTGCAAGTTTTTTCTTGTTGTTTTCCAAAGAAGGAATATTATACATATTAATATTCAACTCGCTATCAGCAATATAATTAGTAAGGTTCTTGTATTCCGTCTCGGCATCCTCATAAGCACGTTTGGCTACCGTGTATTCTGTATTTCTCTTTGCCGTGTTCTGCTTAGCGTAAGCCTTGGCAATACCTTCCACCTCGCTCACATAGGTTCCCCAGCCATAAGCCTGAGCACCCTCACCACTACCCATGAAGGAGTGGTCGAACTTATCGAATGATGCTTGGGAGCCATGATAAGTCTTGATAGAGAACTTGGTGTGCTCTGTGATTTTCATATCCTCAGGCTTGAAGATAACATAGTTGGTATCATTTTCCTCAGCACCACCCATGATGGTTCCAGCAGGATATTTGATACCAGTAAAGCCTAGAGAGGAAAGGAACTTACTTACATCCTTTGGCTTGCTATGCATCATCATTGGAAGAACCGTAGTATATACATATTTAAAAGGTAAATCCAGTTTGAATCCTCTCTTCTCAAAAGATGAAATATCAACACCATTCTTAGCCAAAGCATCACGAATAGCATTTATTTGTTTCTCAGTCAAAGTCTTCTCCCATTCCAGATAGTTGCTGCCATTATCCTCAGGAATATCAACCTCATAGAGATTACGTTTGCCATCATTAACAGACTTCCAATCAGATGGTTTTGTACTTTCAAACCATTCCAACATCTGTTTCTTCCGAGCATTATCCTTGTCGGAATTATAGCCATTCTGCAAGAACTCCTTAACATCATCATAATCTCTCTGACCACCATTAAACAAGCCAACAACTACATAAGTATATTCATGAGCGTTATTACCAACATATTCAACATCTTGATGAGGAGCATTAGCATCTACAAGATTCGCATAACTCTTGCCAATCTTCTTTGAAGAGGTTACATAGCCGCCCCATCCGAATACTTGTGAGCCTGCACCCTCGCCCATGTGGTCGAAGTCAAACTCTGTGAAGTCAGCACCGCTACCATGGTACACCTTCAACGAGAACTTAGGAGCATCAGCTATCTCCTGATTGATGCTGTTCACAACATCATCAGTAACAATATCGCCCTCCTGAATCTGCTGAGGTTCACGACCAGCCTTCTTCACAAGTTCCACTTGCTCTGCTCTGGTCAAGATACGGTTCACCTTCATCGCACCAGTAATCACCCAAGGGTCAGTCTCAGGGTTCGGGTTGGTACGATACATATAATATCCATCAGTAGGCAGATGTTTCAAGCCAGCCAATGAATGCTGATACTTGCCCGATGGATTGATACCCTCTTGGCGAGCTTCCTCCTGATAATCTACATCAGCAGCATACTCCACCTCAGCGAAGACGAAGTTCTTAGGGAAGAGAGTCTTGTTTCCATCAGCATCCTTGCGGTTGAACTGGATAGCGTAAGGCACTACACCAAGATGCCAGCCTGGTCTATAGGCTAGCTTACCGCTACCGCCTTGTGTTCCCTTGCCACCCTGCTTAACCTGAGGTCTGCCAGTCTTGCTTTCTCCTGCAATAGGAGCAGCATCAGCATCGAGCCATACACCAACTGGAGTAGCAGCACCATCAGGGTTCGCTACCATTGGTGGATAGAGTTTGCCATCCTTTAGCACAAACACCTTGTAGCCGATACCCTTCTTCTTAGGTTCAGGCTTTTGACGTAGAGAGAATGAAACATCTTCGCCAGTCTCAGAGTTTGTCACCTGACCATTGGCAGTCTTCACATAGGCTTGTTCGATGGAGCGGATGATGTTCTTGGTCACATCGCTATACTCAGTACCAAAGAATGCCAACTTAATCTTCTTCAATATCTCATGGATAGCAGCGAGAAGAGGATGAGACATCTTCATAGCGAGAGTGTGAGCCAAGTTGAGGTCACGAATCATTTCACCTACCGAATCAGCAACCACCTCCTCAGCATAGTAATCTCTAGCACGTCCAGAGAATCCAGCATCAGAATATCTCTTCATGGTCTCATCTACCGCCTTGTCGAAGGCATCAGAGCCATAGGTATCAAGCACAAGCTGAGTCAACTCATTGTATGCAGCAGGGTTCAGGTTCTTGATTTGGTGAGTCATTTCATGACCGAAGATAAACTGAGCACCTTCCGTGATAGAAGAGTCAAGAGTGATGAAGATGGTACGATGCACGTTGCCATCGGCATCCGTAGTCTCCTGAATCCAGCCATTACCCAACTTGTCTGAGTACTGCCATTGAATGGTAGCACCCATCATCTTAGACAGTCTCTCGAAAGCCTTGCGAGTCTTCTCGCCCACGATATTGTCAACGACCTTCATATCATCCACCTTATTCTTCTCTACGTCAGCAGCACGCTCGGCAGTTGTCTGCTGCTTGCCATTCTCCTTGGCAGAGAAAGGAAGGTCAGATTCATCACGCTGTGCGCCTAAAGGAGCTTCATCTGTAGCATCCTCAGGAACATTTATATTATCATTTATATTGTCATTTTTCTGCTCATTATCCGTTTCATTAGACAAATCATTAGATTCATTATCCGATTCATTATCCAACTTCGCCTCTGACTTCGCCTTCAACTCAGCCTTTTCATCCGACTTCGCCTTCAACTCAGCCTCTGGCTCAGCCTTGTGCTGCTCAGCATAGGCTGCATTCTCCTGAGCACGTTTCTGCTCTTCAAGTATGTTCTCTGCCTGAGCAATGCGAATATTTTCAACAAAATTCCTTGCTTCCGATGCCTTGAAACCGCTATTGAGTACACCGATAAGTGCGTTGCGAATATCCTGAGTGTCTAGTGATTCAAGGTTAGATGGACGATTCTCCCACAAGCTATGAACGAGCGCATCAATAGTAGTTCCCTTGCCATCAGCAGCGAGCAACTGAGTCTTGGCAAAGTCTTCTCTGCTCAATCCAGTTTCCTGCTTAACACCCTTGCTTGTCTCTGTACCCTCATAGTTGAGAGAGTGAGCACCGAGGTTGCTAGCCACATACTCCTCAGCAGTAAGCGGAGTTGTATCAGTCACGTCAATGCCAGTACCATCATACAGACGATGAAGGAGAGAGCCGATGGTATCTCGGTAGAGTTGTGATACAGCCTCAACATCATCCTTCACCGCACTCTTCAAGCGAGCGAACTTTCTTCTAGCCTTCTCAATGAGTTCCTTTCTGCCCTCAGCAGTATCTTCCACCTTGGCAAGTTGTCGCTCGTTATAGGCATCACGGATAGCGATAGCAGAGTCATAAGCCGCCTGAGCATCAGCAATAGCCTTCTCCTTGGCATCCTTAGCAGCCTTCTGTTCCACGAAAGTCTTACCCTTCACGGTCATGTTGCTAGCCTTGTCGAGTGCCTTCTTTGCATCAGACACATATCCAGATACGATACTATCTGCATCCTCACCGAACTGAGTATCATATAGCTCAGCAGTCTGTGCGGCAGTCAGCTTCGAGAAGTCAGGATTGCCATCCTCCAGCATAGGCACGATGGTTCCATCTTCAAGGGTAATGGCAGGAGCAGCAGGAGTCTGTTCTGTTGCAGGAGTCTCAGCAGATTCAGGAGCAGCAGTCTCATCAGCAGGAGCAGCAGTCTCGCCCTCTATTGTCGGAGTCTCCACCTCTATCTCACCTCTATTCTCTCCACTATTATCCTCTATCATTGAGGATTCAGCAAAAGCTTGCTTATACTCATCGAGTGTCATAGTAGTAGCAGTTCTCACATCTTTCTTATTGACCGCATGAGGAATAAGAGAGCCATCACTTGTCAATTCCATCACCTTAGCTTTTGCACCAGAATCACGGATAAGAAACAACTGGGAGTTTGGATATTTTGTATTACCATCCTTGCCGAGTACATCAGCAAGCACCACGTTTCCATTGTCATTAAGTATCTGATTGAAATCAAATGAAGGTTGAGTCTCTTCTATATTCTGAGTCTGCTGGGCTTCACGTTCCTTCTCCATCTGTTCACGCTCAGCCTTGGCAGCTTCCAATCTCTTCTGGTCTTCCAAGTCTTTCATCTGCTGCAAGTCTGCAAGCGAATAAGGATTCTCCACCACGTTACCATCTATAGAGATAGCAGCAGTACCATCACCATAGTCAGCCAACACCTCATAGGTATGTTCAGTACCATCAGTATCAGTCACATTGAACTGGGAGCCAACTTCAACGGTTCCATCAATGATGCCAGCCACTTCCTTGATAGCATTCTCTTTTGCATAAGCTACCGCCTGAGCCTTCACATCATCAGCAGGAAGTTCTTCACCCAGTTCAGCGAACATCAACGCATCAGCGTGTTCTACACTATTCGTTGTCGGGTCAAAGTAGAGAATCATATCATCGCTATTACCCACATCAATGGAGCCATCATCATGAGTAGCAATGTTACCACTAATAATGTACACACCATAGTCTTCCAAGCCACCTGATGCTTTGATTGTAGCGTTACGGACAGAACCACGACTCTGGTCTGTGTACATATCAACTCTCTGTTCTGCCTGATGTGCAGCGAGGTCAACCTTATCTTGTGCATCATCAACCACGCCTTGGTATCGGGCAGAAGACAACTGGTAGTCATAGATAGCTTGGTCAAGTTTATCATCCTGCCCAGTCATTGATTCCAGTTCCTCGTCACTCATGGCAGATAGCTGCTGCTCAGAGATGCCCAAGGCTGCTGCAAGAGTCTTCATCTGGTCTTCCTGCTGAATCTGAATGTCATGCTTGTCTGCATCATCAGCATCATGCCCCTCAGAATAAGCATTGTCAATATCTGCCTGATGCTGCTCCTCAGGTGTTGTTGGCTCGTTGGTAATCTCCTTGGCATTCATTTCAGCAGTCTTGGCAATATTGTAGCCACGCATCTTCATCAAGTTGATACCATAATTTACAGCAGCATTAATCTGCTCCTTGGTCATGGTATCTCTCTGTCTGAGAATATCAGCCAGCACACCACCCATCTGCTCGTTGGTTGCATTGTCAATCTTATCCTTGATGTCTGCCCAGTTATCGCCCATAAGGTTCTGTGCATCAATATCAGCCACGTTCACCTTGTTGCGGAATCGGTAATACTGAGCACGATTGTAGATACCTTTTACTGGTCGGGAGCCAGCACCCATCGCATACATAGAACCGACAGAGATAGCCATACCACCGATGATGTCGAGTTGTTGTCTAGCATCAAGGATGTCACTCACCTTTCCTTCACCATCCAGCAGGGCATGAAGAGGAATACCAATTTCCTCTTCCATCACTTCCTCAGCGAAACCATTGATACCGAACTTCTCCATCCACTTCTTGGAATTGGTATACCATCCGCTCTTGCCGATATTCTTGAAGAACTCAGCAGAAGCATTCATACCATGTTTCTCCATGAAGTTGACAGCACCCTTCTTGATACCATAGTTGTGACCGAAAAGTTTTTCTGTATAGTTCTCTACCATAGCAGAGGTCATACCCTTATAGAGAGCAGTACCAATAGACTCACCACCCTCATGCAGAAGATTTCCATTCTCATCGAAAGTACCAAACTTATAATCACCCTTCTCATCCTGATACAGATTACCAAGATGTCGCTGTATGATGTCAGCACCAGTCTTCAACGCTTGCTCAGTTCCAGCCATTGCATACGAGCCGATAACATCGCCAGCCACGATACCAGTATTCTTCAAGATGGCAGCACTCACCTTGCCCATGCCACGTTTAGCAGCAAATTTCAAGGCTCCACGACTGATGCCCTTGGTAATACCACCATAACCGCCAGTCAGGAAGAAGTCAGCCATAAATGGGAGACTCTGCCCTGCAATTTTCGTCCAACGATAGACGTTACCCATCTTATCATCTTCGAGAGCCGTAGCAGCATCCGCACCAAGTTTACTCTTCAGGAGCATCTTATCAGAACCAGAGAGAGGAATATTGTTATCCATCTTTGTCTTGATACGTTCCATCTGCCCCATGATAGCGAAGTCAGTCAGACCGAAATCCCATGTTTTTGCAGTAAATGCAGTATTGTCAAGAGCCTTCAAGGCATCCTCACCCCAGCTACTTGTAGGATATTGTTTCACCGCTTCAAGCGCACCAATCTGCTCAGTAACCAGAGAGAGAGAGGTTGCCAACTTATTTCTATAGTCACTCTGCTCAGCAGTTCTTCCGTTACCTGCACCAATACTAGCACCATAAGAGAGCAAAGGATTTCCGTGTTGACGATTATCCTCAGCGATAAGAGCTTCAATCTCCTTCTTTCGGGCATAGGCATCAGCCAGTTTCTTGTCAAACTGCTTTTGAGCACCCTCCTCAGTAAGGTAGGTTCCATTCTTGCCGATGTTCTCCTGCAAGTCATAGTTACCATTCTTGTCACGAACATCAAAGGCAGATGGAATCTCACCAGTATCTACCGCTACCTGATAGGCATCGTTCTGCTTGTCAAGTATAGCTTGCATCTGCTCAGCTTCAGGAAGAGAATAAACATTCTCATTGTCCGAGGTAACGTATGCGCCAATCTTGCCAGTCTCAGGATTGTAAGCGAAATCATCCTTCACCACATTGTTTGCATCACCACCATAAGGAGTCTGATGTGTACCCAAATTCACACGACCGAAATCCTTCTGCTGTTTCTGCTTGCGCTGTTTCAATATGTTGTATCTGCCAGCATTGTTCATTGTCTGCCGAGCACTAGCCGAGATAGCTGCTGCCCCAGCAGAGAAACGAGCACGGTCAGCAGCACTCATAGGAACACTACCGCCCTTCGCTCTAGATGAAGTCTTACTACGAGGTTCAAAGAGTGCAGAGTAGAAACGCTCATAAGTTGATGGAACATCAAAGTTCTGAGCCTTCAAGTTCTCATAGATAGCGTGTCTGTTATCCGCACCGCCCTTTCCGTCTCTTGTCAGAGCACTCTCAAACTTATTGTAATCATCAGGCACATCATAGTTCTGTGCTTTCAGATTCTTGTATAAAGTGTATAATGGTCTTTCTGCCATGATATATATATTTGTTTGTTACCAAATTCTTGTTACCAATTCTGTTACCATTTTACGCCAGTCTTCTTCTTGCCACCCTTGTTGGATGATGACGTATGGTTCTGTTTACCCTTACCATGCTTACGCTGATAGGCTATCTTCTGAGCCTTCTTTCCTGCTGCCGTTTTAGGAGAGTAGCCCATCTTCCGTACTTCCTTTGCAGCCTCAGCCATACCATCAGGGTCTTTTTCCATCAAATCCATATACTCATCAACCTCTCCTGAGTAGGAACCGGTTCGGGAGCCACCACTACCCGACTTGTTGGCACGCAAACGACCAGTCTCAGCATTCATACGTTGTATGGCCTCTTGTGCTTGCCAATGAGAAATCTGCCCATCAGCCAGAGCCTTCTTTATAGCCAAGACTGCCTTCTTGTAATCAGCATCAGTCTGATACTTCATCTTCGACAAGTCAAGTCTTCTGTTACCTTGGTCAATTCTCTGCTGCCCTTGGTCATTCTTCACCTTGTTGATTTCGTTCTGCATATCGTGATACCTCATCTGCTCAGCGAGAGTCAGGTTATTCTTGCGAGCTTCCTCATCAAGAGCAAGTGCCCTCTGATACCCAGCCAGCCATGATGCCCGATTCTTTTCTCTCTGAGCATCCATATATGCCTTGCGTTTATTCACCGCCTTAGTCATATCCGACTCAGGATTGTGTACCACTTTAGCACCATTCATAGCAAAGAAGATATTGGCGAGCGCACGAAGACCATCACCCAGAGCAGCGATACGAGCCTTGGTACGTTCCTTCTTTTCTCGGTTCGCCCTCTGCTCTTCCGTCTCCTGATGTTCAGGATTCAGTATCTTATACATTTCAGCATAAGATAGCTGCTTAGGCTGTTCTGCTGGCTCCTCCTTCTTCACGATAGGCACGGATGGTTTATCCATAGGGATAGAACCATTAAGCATACCCTCAGCAGTCTGCTGGTTCATCCTTACCGCCTGTTCATGTGCATCCTTTGGAGGAGTAAGCTGCTCTTCCTTGCCATGCAGCATAGCTTGGGCAGTATTCATGTTAATCTGCTCAGCATTCGCCTTCTGTGCCGCATCCACCCCACTCTGCTGCTTGTTGAGCACACTCTGTGTAGTCTTCAAGCCATTATTGTTTCGTAACATATCTGATGCTTTCATAGTCTATGCTTTAATCTTCTTTGGCGCATTATCACCAATCATATTATTCAAGTCATTTGCTACTTGCTGCTGGGTAGGAGCCGCACCCACCTTGGCATCCAACTTAGCCATATCTGCATCGGTAGGCTGTACCACGTCAGGACGAGCCACCTTACTCTTACCAGCACCACTATCAATAGTTGCAGCGATATTGGCAGCAGTACCAGCCACTCCAGCCACCGCATTGGCAGTATCAGCAGCCTTCTCAGCTTCCATACCCATCTGCTGGTTCTGCAACTGATTCTTTCTGTTCATATACTGCTGCTCGATGTTATCCTTTCGGGCATCATTTGCAGCTACAATCTGTGAGGTAGTATCAGCAAGAGTCTTGTTGTTCGCCTCCTTTACCGCAGTAGTAGAATCGTCTGTACCACCCATTACCGCTTGTCTACCCTTGGCAGCCTTGTTGCGGTTCTTAATCTGCTCCTGCATCTGTGTGAGCAAGCGAACCGTATCAGCACGCTTGGTCGGGTCGGCATTGTATGTTCTGTCATACCATGCCTGATTTTCTCTCTGTTGCTGGGCAATCATCTGCTCCTGCTTACGTCTCGCCTTGCGGTTAGCTATACCGCCAGCAATACTGCTTGCAAGCCCAATCCCAGCACCTATTAATGCACCTATCATATATATGAAAATTTAATTATTAATAATGGTACAAAGATACAGATACCATCCGAGATTCGTATTTTATCCGTTTATTTAGGTGGTAAGTTAACGGATAAAGTTTCCGTTTGCCAACAAATTACTATCTTTGCACCAAAATAGTTAAAACAATGGCAGCAGATAGAAATACAAAAGGTCAGTTCGAGAAAGGTCGGGCAAAGACTGGAGGTAAACAGAAAGGTTACGAGTCTCCTATCACAAAGGAGTTTCGTGAGTTGTGTGCTGACTTTTCTAGAGAGGCTTGGGAAGACTTTATGGCAGCATGGTATAAGTGTGAGCCGAAGGATAAGGTTGCGACCTTCATCAAGATTTTGGAGTTCAACTGCCCTAAGCTACAGACCGTCACTCTTGACGATAAGCGTGAGGTTCACAATGCCCTCACCGAGAAGTTGAGACAGATGTCAGAAGAGGAAGGATAAAATATAATTCATAAGAAGAACGTTTGTTTTTTTCATAGGTTTTTGGTTTATAGGTTTTAAGATTGTTAGGATAACGAAATAGGGAATGCGTGAGCACTCCCTATTCTTTTATTCACTATCAGCGACCACCTCTCGCTCTTCTATCCCCAGCCATATCCGTCTGCAACCCACAAAGCCAGTTCTTAGTCTTTGTATACAGAGTATTCCATATCATTCCAATCATTGTCTTTATCTCCAATAAAGTTCACGATGTTCCTTCTTCAACAAATCCCCAGTTCTACACCACCAGTCATTCGGACTCGCTTTAAGATACTCCTCAAACTCAGGGCAGTTCTCTTCGTGAGTAAGATGAGGATGAGAATTAGGCTTGAACTGATGCACACACAGCAAGTCTGCATGATTGCCGCCATAAATTCTTGGTGGCATAACATCTTTCGCCTGATGCCACACCTTGTTGAGGTCAATGAGTTCAACCCCATCCAGTTCCTTCAGGACATTATCAATCTTACCCATCACACGATTCAGGACTTCTGCCCTATCCGTCCCACCCTTCGCAATCAACCACTGGGCATCACTCAGGGCACTTCTAATCAACATATCAAGTTCCATAAGCCAAAATTTTAATGTCTTTTCGATTTCTCTATGTTATATTGGTCACAGATGTCGCAATATGCGCCATAAGCCAAGTTATCAACCATTTCGTTGTACTTGTCACCATTGTGACCTTTCACCCAATGAAAACGAACTCCTGCCAAATGAGCAGAGCATTTCTTGTACAACTCATAAAGGTCAGGATTCATCTTTGGTGGAGTACTCTTCCCCAACACAAGTATGCAGTACTGACTATCTGTATAGATATCAAGATAAGAACCATCTGGACAAGACTTAGCTGCACTAATGATAGCAAGCAATTCCATACGATTGTTTGTTGTCTGTAGTCTGCCATGATTCTTCATCTTGACTATCTCACCATCCTTCAACACGATGTAAGCAGAACCTCCTGCCTTATACTTGGAATGGTTATCGCAGCTTCCATCCGTATAAGCCACATAGTTCATGCCATTATCAGGGAATGGCTCAACTGGGTCGAAATTTTCCGACTTTTCAGCCATTTTCATTCTGATAGCACTGGAGAATTTACCTTTAGCGTTGAACACACCAAAGTTAGCATCAGTGAGAATCATCCAGTTTACTGGTTCCCCTCCATTTACCTTCTTCCACTTTCTCTCATCAAGATAATCATAAAGACTCTTGATGTACTCATCTGTTCCATAGTTCTTCGATATACAATATCTCTTGAACTTTTCATAAGTAGGTTTATCCATAACTAATTGTTTTTTATATATTTTCTTTCTTTCAATGTAGGTTACCAAAACAAACATCTAAGCAATTAACAGAAAAATCCGTCAGGGATTCCTCCAATACTCATGTCTCTCTGAATAACCTTTTCTGTCTGCTTGCCATAGATAAGATGCCTGAATCCATCGGTCACCGCCCTATTAGCGATAGAGTAAGTACAAGCAAGGACTACAAATCCAAGAGTGCCGACAATAAAATCTGCCTTGGTTTTTCTCGTTCTCAACAAAGTTCTCTTCGTTTCTTCCTCATTCCTGATGTCAAAGGAATGTTTCTCGGCAAGAGTTGAATTAATCTTACCACTGGCAATAAGTCTTTTCTTTATTCTCGAAACAGAACTACTACTTGTATTGAGAGCCTTCTGAAATTGCTTTATCGTGATTGCTTTACCTTTGGCACCGACCTTTTCACCCTCAGGTGCTTTCATACAACAGTCCTTATGCTCGGCAGCACAAATCTGAAATTCAAAAAGCTTCTCGTTTATAAGATTGAATAATTCCTTCAAAGTATAATCTTTTACCTCAAACTTACATACCATAGCACCACGATACTCACGACCCTTTCGAGTCCACTTTATCGTATTGTCACGGAACGAAGAGACAATAACCTTATTTCCGTCTACCGAAAACAAAGCATCATCTTTCATGTCTTGAATAAGTCTTTCTGCTTTTGGTTTACCAATATGTAATCCTTTCCTCAATTTGTATTCCGTAACATTCCACATTACAGAATTGCTATGCTGCATCTTTATCCAAATAGCAACAGCAAGAAGTTCCTTCATGCTCTTACTTGAAGAGTATGTTTTCAGAAGTTCTATGGTTACATTTATATACTGCATAACATAAAAAAAGAGTCCCAAAGTCTTGGTTGCAGCAAGAACTAAGGGACTCATATCTTGTAGGCTTACGCCTTGAAAGGAGGACTACTTTATCCAGCCAATCTGCAACATTGACGATGCAAAGATAGAAGCTTTTTCTGAAACTACCAAATGTGAAAAAATATGTAATTCGTTAATCTGTAAGATATTCAGATTTTAGGTATACGCTTGGTGTGCAGTAGGCATACAAATGATTACAAAGTTAAAGTAGGTTAAAGTGTTTTTGGTATTCAAGTTTATTTTGTTATCTTTGTAGCGAGTAAAACAGGTGATTTAGCTTCTTTAACTATTTTATGTTACTATTTTGTTACTCGATAAAAATAGACCATTTCTAATAGTATTGGTTATCAGTTAGTTACAAGATTCAAATAAGCATTCATAATGTTTTTGTATAATATGAGAAGGAGTGCTTGTGAAAGTACTCCTTTTATGTATTGGCTTACTACATGGCGATGCATTTTGTTCTATGTCACGACGCACAGACTTTTACATCGCCATGTAATTTCAAAGATATCGGGAGTTTTAAAAAAGCCTGTTACTATTTGATTTTAGCACCAAATGACTTTACAAACTTAATCTTCTTGCCTTTTGCGATGATTGGCTTCTTCCATTCACCACCCAAAATACGGATAACAGCCTTCTTGCCTACAGGAACCGCATCTACAGCCTTCTGCAAATCCATGAAATTGCCTCGACCTTCTGCAGAGACTACATAATCATAATGGCAGACATGAGACTTCAGCGCTGGCACCTGCTCAGCTACAGCATCAGCAAGCGCACCGGCAACCACACGTGCACCATATACATTATAATGGGTATTATCTTTCTTACCCTTAGGAACCTGCGGATTCTCGCCAGGCATAAACCACATATGTAATTTGCGGCTGCCTTCAATACCCATGCCCGTTTCTATATCGTGGGTAATCTTGGTAGCATCAACAAACGGAACATTCAGCTGCTTTGCTACATTGCGGGGAGCTATCACATAAGCTCCGTGGGTGTCGATAAGCGTATCGCTATTAATCTGCTCCTTTCCATCATATACTTTATTGCGAAGCTTCTCGTCATCATCATTCTTCAATTCTGCAGAATAATAGCAGCGACGAACCACCGCATTGAACAGTACAGGAATGCCACCCTTGGCACGGGTCTCATTTACATATCTGGCAAGGTTTGCATCAAAAGTAGATCCCGGATCAGTATGACGGTCAGGCATTGACTTCTCATCGTTATGCCCAAACTGGATAAACACATAATCACCTGGCTTTATTCTATCCAAAACCTTTTTCCATCTTCCTTCATTGATAAAGCTCAAAGAAGAACGACCATTAACAGCATGATTGTCAACAATCACCTTGTCATCAAAAAAGCCTTGCAATACCATCCCCCATCCTCGCTCTGGATTATTTCTAAAACCGCCTTTCTCGGCAGCAGTAGAATCACCTATTACAAAAATCGTTGTTGTCTTTGTGCTGGATGTCATCAGCAACGCCAGTATGAATACACACAAAATAGCTTTTATTTTTTTCAT